TTAAGGAAATCTATTTTATTTAATGGAAGTACATCTTCATTAAATCTATCTAAAACTGACATTTTTATTTGACCAGATATATCCACATCCTTAAGTTGCATTAATTTTTCATTCATTACGATTTGTTCTCTAGCATCAAGAATATCATTGTAAAGTTTTATTTTACCTTTGGTTTCTTCTTTCTTTTGTTCTGCTAATTGAAACAAATCATTAATTGATAATTCGGTATCCTCTTTTAACTCAGGAAACCTCTTTAGAAGAGTTTTAATACCACATCCATATACACCTGGTATGTTATCTGATTTATCCCCATCAAGTACTCTGTAAAGTAATAAATTCTTTGGGTCTAAACCGAATTCTTCTTTGATTCTGTTAGTGTTATAAATTTTCTTTTTAGTAGGAGACCAAACGATAGTTTTATCATCAACTAATTGAAGAAAATCTTTATCAGTTGACATAACTACCGCTTGTTCATCTTCTTTTAAAATCTGTGTTGGGATGTATGCCATAACATCATCCGCCTCTACACCATCATATATCATAGTTGTGACAGGAAGTTCGTGTAGCATTTCCATCAACCAAACGAATTGACGTTTCATTGATTCACGCTCATCTTCCTCGTTCATCATATCTGCGTACTGACGATTAACTCGAAGTTTATTTTTATCTCTTCCAGCTTTGTATTCACCATAGATTTTTTTCCTACTTTGAGAACCATTCTTACCATCAAATACAACAACAACACGAGTCGGTTGAACTTGTCTGATTGCATATCCAATAGAACGTAAGACACCAGTTACACCTGCAACATGGTCTCCATCATCGTTCATAGTTGGAATAGATGTCCAACATCTAATAAATGTATTTAACCCATCAATAATTAATACACGAGAATTCTTGTGTTTATTGATATTTTGAGTTCTATCAGTTTCAACTGACTCTAATATGTTCTTGTATAGTTCTTTCATGTAAGAAGTTCTTTGCTCGTTGGTTCTTGGTTTTCATAATATTCTAATGCTTCTAATCTATCTAATGCACCAGATAGAAGTTCTAACGCTTCTTCTGCATTTTTATAGAAATCTTCAGTAGAATGGTCACCAATACCAACCGCCTTCTTATCTAATAAGTCGAGAGATAATAGTGCCTTAGCTTTATCAGCTTCGGCACTTTTTCTCAACATAGTAATTAATTTACTCATGTTACTCAGGTATTAAATTAGGGTCATGTTCTAATGCTTCAATATCTTTGGTATCTGATTTATATTGTAAGATTTGTACCTCACATATCTTTTTATAAATCTGTTCTCTAATTTCTTCTCTTTCTTCCATCATATCTATGAAATCCTTAGATTGAAATTTAAGTTCTTCACCAGTTTCAGTATCTACATAAGAGTACCATGCACCTGCTTGTTTTACTATTTTGTTTTCTTTCATTACCTTTAACCACGAACCGTAGTTATCGATACCTCTATCAAAGTAGATTTCAAAATCAGTTGAACGTAATGGAGGACCCATTCTGTTCTTAACTACTTGACATCTTACTTTCATACCAACAATCTTATCGTTACCACCAATCTTCATTTTGATTTGACCAGTACCTTTTAATCTTAATCGTACAGATGCATGGAAAGCAAGAGCTTTTCCACCACTTGTAGTCCAAGGGTCACCGAACGGCATTGCGTTCATCTTTTGTCTAAGTTGATTAGTGTAAACTAACAAGATTTTCTGTCTACCAATCATATTGGTAATCTTTCTCATCGCTTTCGAGATGATGATTGCTTTATCAGTAGCGTAACCATCTTTACCATAATCAGATGCAAGTTCAGCTTGTGTTGAAGCTGCTGCAACTGAATCTGTTACAATAGTTACCAATCTATCTTTTGATGTTTCTCGAACCTTTTCAATAATTGTTTCAGTCATATCAAAGATTTGTTCAACTGAATCTGCTGATACATAAAGAAGTTTAGAAACATCCACACCGATAGCTTCTAAAAATTCTCTACTTACTGCAGTTTCAGTATCAATCAATACTGCAACACCACCTTGCTTTTGTGTTTCTGCAAGGAGGTGAGCTGATACCAATGATTTACCTGATTGTTCGAGACCTGTTATTTCAACGATTCTACCAACTGGCAATCCACCATAAGGGCGGTTAGAAATTGCTACATCTAACATAGCACATCCTGTCGATACCCATCCATCTACGTTTGTAGGTGCACTGTCATCATCGAGGAAGAATGCAACTTTGTTATCTTTGGCTTGTTTGTTCAGCTCACCCGCTAGGATGTCTGCCAAGTCAACTTCTTGTTTCTTTTTTGCCATAAATTTGGTTTAATTAGTTATTGAATAAATCATCAAATGCTGCTGCTACATCATCTGTTTTCTTTTCAGATGTTGTTGCTGCAGGAGTTGGAGGAGTTTTAACCTCACTTGTAGTAGTTGCTGGAGTACTTAATACTTCTTGACTAGTAGATTGTTCTCCTGCACCTTCTTCGTTAGTTGGGTTTAACCATCCTTCTAATACTGATTTTAATTCATCATAAGATAACTCTGAATATAAATCTGTAATTTCTGTTTGTGATTCTAAGAACGAAGTTGCTCTTGTTGAATCTTCAGATAGATTTGTTTCACTTGGTTTTACTCTAATTGTAGTTGTAGGATATGAAGTACCAGCTTCTTCTGCTGATTTGTACTCAATTGTTAAATCTCTACCACTTGTAGGGTCTGTGATATCACCATAATCAGGATCAGCAATGTATCCAAGAATTTCTTGATATACAGTTTTACCAAATCCCCAAAATCTTACTCCTTCACCTTCTTCACCTCTTACAATAACAGGTACAAAAGTTCTCAACTTAGGCTCCATAGCCTTTGCTGCTTTCCAATCTTCTTTATCACCCATTCTTTTTAGTTTATCCGCAAACTCTACAATAGGGTCTGGTCTACCAAAAGATTGTGGTGAAAGATAAGTTTTGTTGTTAATGTTGTAGTGAAAGTACAATTCAATAAATGGATTGTCTAGGTTGAATTTGTAAGGAACGATTCTTACTTGATGCTTACCTGGTGTTGGTTTCCATAATGCATCTGTTTTACGTTGTGTGTTTTGTAGTTTGTTCAGTCTACCTCTGATTGCGTTAATGTCTAAAGCCATAATTTTAGTCCTTTAAATGTTAATAATTAATTGTTTTATCGGTGTGTGTTTTATACATATAAATATACGAAAATCGGAAAAACCACCGAAAAATCTTCTCAAAATTCGTATTAATTTTATTATTTTGCCCACTTGCCATTACTAACAATTTGAGCTATAATTCCATAAACTGATAGGTCTTGATATGAATCTTCGATTGCCTCCCCAACCTCATCTTTCTTACCTTGTACTACCATTTGTTTTAATCTTTGAATCTTATCATTCATCCTAAACCAAAGACCTGTAAGAGATATCTTAATATCATCTTTTGTTTCTAAATTAGAACCAACAGAAATATTATCTGGCCCATAGTTTGCTTGTTTCTTACAGAAAAGTTCGTACTGAGTAAACATGATTCTTTTGAATTCATCTGTCATCTCAGGCCATTCCTTTTCCATCTTCTCTACGATATCAGAATTATCGTATCTGATTACAGAGTATTCAACCTCATCAATAGGTTTGATATTTAATTTGTGTTGTCTTGATTGTTTTACTACCGGTTTTTTGGTAGATTTTGGATTTGTAGATTTTTTTGCCATATATAATTTTTTAAAGTTTAAATTGTAGCCCGTAGGAGAGTCGAACTCCTCTTTCCAGGATGAAAACCTGGCGTCCTAACCGATAGACGAACGGGCCATTTTGTTTTTAATAATGTAAAGATACGAATATTATTTTTAATATCCAAATTATTTTGAATTTATTTTAAATAAATAATTTATAATTTTTTTCTTCGTTTGTTGCAGCAATCTCGTATGGATGATTATCATATCTGAATCCCATATTGTAGTATCGTGTCATCCAAGATGGAGATTGTAAGTAATGTTGGTATTCGTGAACTAAAGTTTCCACGATATGTTTTTTAGATTCCATCTTAGGATAGTAAATAACAATTGAGTTATCAATTCTATCAAACTCAGCATCTGGTGTTTCTTCTCCCATCTCACCATCATCTTCTTCACCACTCAATCTACCATAGATAGAAGTTTCATATTCAATATAAGGAGTTACTTCAGGAAAGTGTTTTGAGTAACCGTAATAGTTTTCAATCTTTGGAAAAACTTCATCAACTATCTTTTGTATATCCTTTAACTTCATATCTTAATTATTTACATAGTAAATATACGAAAAATAAATGAGAAATCCAAATTAAATGATACTTTTTTCATTATTAATATTAAGTTTTTCTTGAGGCCATAACCAATAATTATATGTATTATCCAAGGTTTTAACATGATTTTGATTATGTATGAGTGTTGGAATCATTTCTTTATATATTTTTTCACATTTAGATAATGACAAATTTCCAACATAAGTTATAGTTTCTTTTATTTTTTTTAATCTAGTTGCATAATCAACCTCAGAATCATAAGATTCATCCCACCACTTATCAAATGTTTTAAATCCAAGTTCTTTTAATTTTTTTAAATAATGAGGTCCTGCCATTAAAATAAATGGTTGACCTGCAGAAAAACATTTATCTACTTTTTCAGTTATGTGTATCGGACCAGAATCAATCATTGTTTCAGTAACAACATTACAAAAAGATATTTTTTGATATTCATGTGTAAATGCATGTTTAAGATTTCCATGAGAAATATTTTCCACATCATCTAATATTATTCTATCAACATCATTTGGATATCTTGGAGCGAATGAAAGAAAAGAGGTATCTTTAAAATTCTGCATATGTTTTATGATATCTCTTCTATGTGGTTTTGGTTGTCTATTCAAACAGATAAATTTCTTTTCAAATTTCCTCGATTTAATTTCAAAATCTTTTCTATTATTAAACCCCAACATACCAGTTGTCTGTTTGTAATTTATTTTATTTTTATATTTAGAATACCCAAGATTATTATCTACAAACAATAATTGTTCTGATTTATTTATATTATCAAAAAGTTCAATTAAGTATTTGAAATTTTCAGAATCCCAAAGTGTGATTGCACATTCTTGTACATCTAACCATGCCAGGGTATAATCTGAATAAGTTTGGAAAATAGTTTCTACAACTTTTTTAATCAATGGTTTTTTTATTTTACTAATATGTCCTTTGATTAAAAACTGTAAGTTTGAACCGCCCTTTAAACTATGCAATGCATTATCTCCTCTAAAATGATATACATCAAATATTTCTTTTGGATGTAGTGATATACCATTTATAGAAATAATTTTTTTATCTCTGTTTATGGGAAACGTAATATAATGTAACAATTTTTTTTATTTTTGATTGAATTCTATTACCTCGAAGATTCTAGTAGAAATCTTTTTTGTGCCGTCTACGTTGGTAACGATGATTGAGTTTTTGAATTTATCCCAATCAATGGAAAATGATTTATCCAATACACCACCGTTCTCTTCCTTAACCAATTCATTTAATGCATTGATTGTATAGAGAGTATTACTCTGTTTCTTTCTATGAACCAATATAGTATCCTCTAAAGGTCTATCTGGTTTAACTGATGTATCTATATTATATGTAACAAAAAGTTCTTCCAAATTACCCTTATTCTGAAGAACATAAATATAGTTATAAACTATATGATATGTTTCTCGTATAAGTTGTAGGGTTTTTTGGAGTTGCTCTTTTGTCGTAAATGTACAGAGTAACTGTGTTTGCATCTATTTCCTATCTATCTTTGTATTCCTATATAAATATAAAATCATTTTAGGAAAGATTCAGTAATGTACATAAAAGTAATGTACCTTGAATTAGAGTTGACTATTGAGGTTACAGGTCTATTCTTTCTGCGTTTGCTCCAGCAATTAACCCACCTGCTCTATCATCATATGCTCTCCAAGTAAGAGCCCAATTCTTTAAAGATTTGGTTTGACCAGATTCTGCAGTATCTGTTTTTGTAATATATTTACCATCAGCAATTTCTTGATGGTTGTGTTCAATTACATCTAATCCATTCGAAGTAGTTAAAGTTGAACCAAAGGTTAAACCACATATCATACATTGTGGTCTACTTAATAGTAACCTTGCATTATCTTTACCTACCAACTCACTTAATTTATCTCTATCAATATAATTAGCCATTTCAGATGCTAATTCTTTTTCTATTTCTGCGATTTTCTTTTTTTGTGAACCTATTTGTTTTTTAGCAGTTGGTTTTCCATCTCTTTTTGCTTCTGCTGAATTTTGAATATATCCAATTTCTTTTTTTATTTCTTGAATCTTGGATTTCATTGATTGAATAACTTCAATTAATTTATCCTCATCTTGAATAGCATCTCCAAAACCAGATTCACTTATAATTTGTTTTATTGCTAATGGATTATCTACTATTTTATCTTTAACTCCTAAATCATATCCATCATCTCCTGGTCTACTATGTAATCTATCTCTATATTCTGGATTTGGATGAAACTTTTGGTATTGAGTGGTTTCACCTGGAAATCCATATGCCTTGAATTTACCACTCTTACCATATTTTACAGAAACTGCTGCTATCTTTTCAACAACACCCTTCCCATCTCTATCTACTCTAATCTTATCACCACTTGGAAAATTACCTGCAGATGGTAAATATGCTTCATCTCCATTAGCTATTTCAGTATCATAAAGTGCCATCTCAGCCATATTCTTCATCATCGCTCCAGCAAGAACACCCGATTCTTCATTGAGTGTTTCTGCCATAATAGCATAAGAACTACCAACTGCTTCAGATGCTTCTTTACTTGGTATATCATATTCGTTAAGAATACGATTCATATTTTCTTTATGTGTTTCTAATGCTTTACGAACCGATGGTTTTACATTATCACTTTCTT